GGCCATTCGTAATCAATTACGTAAGCATCAAGCTACTGTAGCTACCTGGTGTGAGGGTATTTGCGCGTCTGCTGCCGTAGGGTTATTGCTTGCAGCTGACCCAGGACAAAGACATATGTCAAATGCATCATTGCTAATGATACACAATCCGAGTACACGAGCCCAAGGTGACCAGCAAACTTTTATTAAAACCGCGGATTTACTGTCCAAGGTAAAAAATACCATTTTGAACATTTACGAGGAAGGTACTGGTTTATCACGTGAACAACTTTCTGCTATGATGGATGCCGACACATATCTCGACTCTGACGAGGCTCTCGCATACAATTTTATTGACAGCGTAACTGAAGAGGAAGTTGCATATGACTTCTCCAATGCGGGGACATTTGTATGTAATGGAATTAACATGGACGTGTCCGCTGAAATGGATGTGGATAACCTTAAAGACCATCTGCAGCAGTTAGTTAATAAAAGAAAACATGCAGAAGGAGGAAACACTTCAATGGACTTTGAAGCAATTATGAACGCCCTGCCCGAAGAACAGCAGAACATTCTGCAGAATGCCATTACGGATAAAATTTCGGCGGCCGTGGAGGAGAAAGTAACTGCACTTACCGCCGAGAACGCCACCGCAATGGAAACATTGCAGAACACTAATGCTGAACTTGTTGCTGCTAATGAACAACTGCAGGAACAGGTAAATGCTCTTACGGCTCCGCCCGCAGAAGATCCTATTAAGAATTTACCGCCCGAGGCGCAGCTAGCTATAGCACAAGCACGTGCCGACGCTGTTGCCGCTCAGAAAGAGTTGGCTAAACTTCAGGAAGCGCAGGCTTTCGCGGAGTTTAAGGAAACCTTCAACGAATTCAGTAATTTACCCATTCAGGATACACACGTTAAAGGTTTGCAGATTCTCGCTAAAAAGGATGAGAAAATGTACGCCGATGTTCGTGAGCTACTTAAAGTAGCTAATACTGCTATGGGTGCAGGATTTGTTCCCGCGGGATCCGACAAAGGTACTGATGTTAGTGCCGATGCTTATGGCATAATAGAACAGCGCATTAAAGAGTATCGAGCAGAGCACCCATCGGCAGATTATAACGCAGCCATGCGTGCAGTCCTATCTAAAGATCCTGATCTATACAATAGTTATAGAAAAGGTATCTATGCTCCAAATTAGTCCTACCAAATTTAGTAAAGGAGGAACACATTCATGTACGAAGATCCTGGAAAATGCATTTCCCTCAAGTCCACAAATATCATGGCATCCAAATACCTGGCTGTTGCGATGAGTGGAGATGAAATTGTTTTGGCGACCTCTGCTGCCGATGTTGTTGTTGGTTTTGTCCAGCGTGAAGGCATTGCGCATGAGACACTTCCGGTTATGGTTAATGGAATTACAATGGCCATTGCCGGTGCCGCTATTGCTGCAGGTTCACCAATTTGCCCTACCACTGGAGGTAAGGTCGTTACCGCCGCGGGCAAATTTTGTGGCATTGCACTCGAAGCAGCCTCTAAGGCCGACGACATTATCCCGGTACTGATTGAGCAGGGCGGTGTTGCTAATATGCTGAAGAGTATTACAATAACCACACCACCCACTAAAACAACCTACGATAAGGACGACGATTTCGATCCGGCTAGCATGGTTATCACAGCCACCTTTACGGATGGCGCCACAGAAACCACTGCAGTAATATCCAATGATGACGTTGTTATTACACCATCCGAGGATTTGCAGGTAGCTGATACCAAAGTAACTATCTCGTATACGTATAATAACGTTACAAAGTCAGCCGAACAGGCTATCACAGTTACAGGTTCCTAAAGTAGTAGTAGTGGTAACACTATTAACAAAATAAGTAAAATTCGTAAAGGAGGAAACATAAATGCCTAATCGTGCTGATGTACACATTGACAAGGCGCTAACCAATATCAGCGTGAAGTATATGCAGGATCCTGCTAGCTTCATTGCGGGACAAGTATTTCCGACAGTGCCTGTAAAGAAACAGTCCGACCGTTATTTCGTTTATCTTCGTGAGGATTGGTTCCGTGATGAGGCTCGTGAGAGAGCTCATGGAACTGAGTCTGCTGGCGGCGATTACGATATCGACAACACCCCTACATACTTTTGTAGGAAGTATGCTTTCCACAAGGATATTGTTGAAGAAGATCGCGCCAATTCTGACGACCCGCTGACACCGGATGAGGATGCTGTTAGTTTTGTCACAGACAAACTACTTCTCAATAAGGAAAATAAGTGGGCCGCTACTTTCTTCCAGGCAGGCATTTGGGCTTTTGATAAGGCCGGCGGTGCAAAAGGTGGTGGCGGTGATTTCGTCTATTGGGATGATTACACCAATTCCACACCTATTGAGCATATGACCGAATATGCCACAGAACAGTCTGAGGTTACCGGTAAACGCCCAAATACTCTTGTCATGGGACGTAGAGCTTATGACGCACTTAAAAATCATCCTGACTTCCTTGACCGTGTCAAATATACGCAAAAGGGAGTTGTGACAACCGATCTAATCGCCCAGATGTTTGATGTTGAGCGTGTGCTGGTTGCTAACGCGATCCAGAACACTGCCGCTAAAGGCCAAGCCGCTGATATGTCTTTTATTATGGGTAATCATGTTCTGTTATGCTACACCACAGCAAGTCCAGCACTTAAGACTGCTACGGCAGGTTATACTTTTGTTTGGACAGGTTTGATGGGAGCTAATGCCCTCGGAGGACGTATTAACAGATTCGCCATGGCCCATCTAGGTATCGGCACCGAACGCATTGAGTGCGAGATGGCGTACGATATGAAGGTTGTCGCCGCGGACATGGGCACCTTCCTATTAAACGCTGTTAGCCCGTAATGCGACGCTTTTTTGTTTGCCGTGCTTACTTTAAGTGGAAAGGTAAGATGTACCACAAGGGCGATCTGCTTCCCGAAACCTTCACACATCATGATAAGGCGCGTAGCATATACAATAGCCGCATCGGAATGTGTGAGGTAGAGGATCCTGTGTCCGCTAATCTGGAACCCCAAGAGCCTACACCAATTACAACTCCCCTCTCAGGGGCTGTTGTAATTGAGGCTCCTAGGAAAGTACAGAAGAAAAAGAAAGTCCTTAAAGTAGAAATCCCTGAAGTACAGGATGAGGTACCTGAAATAGGTAAACTAAATCAAATCGATGAAGTTTCCGAAAAGGGTACCGATTTCGCGGAAACCGACCTTCTCAGTAAATTCTCCCCTGGTACGTCGCAGTAACCTAAAAGGAGGTGGTCGTAATGTCCTTTTCATATGATGTTACAGAATTGGCAAATAATCCCATTTACCAAGTACGTTATCGTCTTGGAGACACCGTTGAAGCATCGGCCACTTTCCAGGATGAGGAAATTCAATATTCTTTGGGTAATAATGCCAATGATCTTACACGTACTTGCATTGAATGCGTCTCTGCCCTACTTCCTCGGATTGCATCAAAACCTGATTTTAAGGTGGGCCCTTATTCTGAAACTTTAAGTAGTTCCGCCTATGCCTATTGGGTTAAAATGTTAGAGGAATTGAAGGCACAGCTTACTTCGGTGTCAGCACCAATTATGAAGCCGCCCACAACACGATCAATTTTTTATTATGATATGCTGGGGGTGAATGATCCTGGATCAGCAGATTCGTCCGGAGATACTTGAGTCCTTATTTGTCACTCCGGTGACAATATATCCTCAAGGACAGACGGATAGTATGGGTGATACCACCGAAGGTACTCCTATAACGTATCTCGGTTATGTTTACGAGAATGCGATAGCGATAATTAATGCTTTAGGAAAAGAAGAGCTATCAAATATGCAGATTTACCTTAAAGGCACCGAAGCTGGTGCGATAGCGCTTACTTCTCTTGTAACTTGTTTGGATGTAACTAAACAACGTATTATCGCACGTAAGATATACCGAGGTCGTAGGGGGTCCCAGGTGATTGGGATATTGTACTTACCTTGAGTACAATTAAAATGTCCCTCACTCCCAACAGTGTTGTGTCTTTTCGTCAAGCTTTATCTGTTACTACGCAGAAGGTTATTGCGTCAGCAGATAACAGCATGGATTTGGCGGTTAAAACGGCTTTTACCCGATCTCAAAATCGTGTTCCAAGGGTCACGGGAGCACTTGCGTCTAGCGGTAAGATTTCTAAACAAAATACCGCAACGACATTGCGACGTACCATTGGTTATGGTGACTCAACAAAAAACCCTCGCACAGGGAAGGCGACTTCCACTTACGCCACCCAGGTGCATGAAATTTATCGTGTAACGCACCCGGACAGCTATAAATGGCTAGAATTAACAATTAGACAGTATGGAAGTGAATCTTACGTGTCTGATCTAGCGGCTAATTTGCGTACACTATTGTAAGGAGGAACACTATGGCATTTTTGAATGATCTGGTTGCATTTTTTGCATCCAAAAATTTGATGCCCTCCGAAATTGCTTCCTCCGACACCGACCGTGAAAAAACTTATATGCAGTACTTACCAGCTGAGCCTGCTAATGTTTGGTGCATTAAAATTTATGATGCTATTGTGCCTCCATTAGTAGGTAAACAAGCTGGTGTGTATAGAATCCAAGTTACCGTCAGAAATAAAAGTCATAAAACGGCATTTAATAACATCTACGCTTTGTGGCAATTTCTGATAAACCGCCCTGACTTTATTGAAGCTATAACTGTGGATGGTTATTATGTAATCTTTGATGCGCAGAATGGTCCAATTCCGGCAGGGCAAGATGAAAAAGGTAATTACCTTTATACTCTTAACTTTCCAGTTAAAACAAAGATGTTCTAGGAAGGAGGAACTTATAAATGGCAACAATTGGTTTGCGTGATGTGCATTATGCCAAGATGCTTACAGACACCTCTGCAGGTGCCACCTACAATGCCCCAATAAAAATTAGAGGAGCCATTTCTGCAAATGTTAATCCTAATTCAAGTTCGTCCACCCTGTTTGCTGACGACGGTCCTTATGATTCCGCTGCCACACTGGGTGAAATTAGTCTTGAGTTGAATCTGGCGGATATCCCCCCGGCTATTTCAGCTGCTCTATTAGGACACACATACCAGAATGGTATGCTAACTAAACGTTCTTCGGACGTGCCTCCATATGTGGCAATTGGTTATCGTTCTCTAAAGAGTAATGGACACTATAGGTATACATGGCTGTACAAGGGTAAATTTACCGACGGAGAGACAGCTAATGCTACCAAGGGCGACAGTATTGAGTATCAAACTCCCACAATCACAGGAGCTTTCGTTAAGAGAGATTATGAT